GGCAATAGAAAATACCAGCATCCATAGGTGAAGAACCTTTGTAACCTACGCAGTAGAATTCTGCAGCATTAGATGCAGCATAAGGATCAACATAAACTTTATATCGACCATTTAAAACACCTGCGAAAGTTCCAGCAGCTTCATCAACATTCAGATTAGTACTCATTGCAGGAGCATAATCCAGAATTCCTGCCATTTGAAGAGCAGAAGCGACATCTGAAGATGTCATGATGATGTTACCTTTTCCTCTACGTGTTCCCTTTGCAATTGCATTGGCATCACGTTCAATCTGCATCATAAGACCTTTGAACTTCTCAACCATCCAACGTCCATTGGAGTCTGTGTCGAGATCAAACATTCCGGCGGATGTAGTACCGATAGCAGCACCAATCTTTGCATTGATGTAAATCTTACGAACAACCTCACGATTGATCTCAGCAAGAATCTCTGCGGAAAGAATGTTTGCAAGTTCTGCTTCAGCGTCCAAACCATGAACAGCACGCAGATCTTGTTGAAGTTCCATTGAATAAGAACCTTTAAGAGCTCTTGTTCCGGCAGCAATCGAAATCTTTTCGATTGAGAAGGACATTTCCTGACCGATATCAGTTTCACCAGCGTCTGTTTCCATACCAACTGTGGTTGAGTAAACGTTTGCGGAAACGTTTCCTGTTCCATCAGTATGAATCAGAAGGCCGGGTACACCAGCAGCATCTTGATCACCAGTTGCAGCACCAGCAGATTTATCCAAAGTTGGTGCTTCATTATAAAGAATTTCACCACCAGTTTGTGAATCTGCACGGGCACGTAATGCAAAGATCAAGCCTGTTGGGCCTGACATTGGTTGTACACCACATACATCATAAGCGATGAGTTGTGGCATTGCACGTCGCACCATTGAAATCAATACTGGGTCTGCGAAATCAATTCCGACTTGACCAGCATCTGTACCACCAGCTGCACCACCAACACCTACGGCAGTTGTAGTTGCCATATTAGTGACGGGCGTGGCCTCAGACAATAATCCTGTTTGTCCGTCAGCAGCAGCTTGTGCTTCTACGTTTTCTAAACAAATAGCAGTAACTGCTCTACGATGACTATCTTTGATCTCAGGAAGATCTGGATGGTCGAGAACGGGCTCCCACTTTTTGTTTATATTTTCTTGAAGTTGCATTTAAACTCCTTAAATTGTTAAAAGTTATTATTTACGAGCAATAGCTTTACTATATGCTTCCATAATGTGATTCATCTTTGGTTCAGATTTCTCCGAAACTTCAGATGACGAATCTAGTTGTTCAACGTTTTCATCCTGTTTAATTGTCTCAGGGAAATAGTTTTCCTTGATTGTTTTCACTTTTTCCTCAAATTTTTCGGAATCATCTTCGTAAGAAACACCTTCTACAAGTGACTTCATCTTTTCAGATTGTGTGTCTGCAAGGTCATCGCAAACTTCTTCTAGAATCTTGTCTTTACGATATTCGTTGAGTTCAGCTTTAACTTTGATGTTATCTTGAACTTTATCATTAAGTTGACTTTCAAGATCTTCAACTTTGTCGAACAGATTTTCTACAATGTCAACCTTTTCGTCAGGTACTTCAATGTAGTGTTCTTTGAATAGATCTTTCAGTCCACCCATGAATTCTTCTGTAATTTCGCTTCTTAAAGAACTTTCAAGTGCAAGTTCATTCTCCTTCATCCACTCTTCAACAACGTAGTTGAGATATCCGTCAACCTTATCGGTCAACTCATCACGGAATGAAACGATTTCTTCTTGCAATTCTGTTTGATATTCTTTTTCCATTTCATCAACTTTAGATGCTGCGACTTCCATCACTTTTTGATGAACTGCAGCTTCAAAAATTGTTGATGCTTTGGATTTGAATTCTTCAGATAGTTCTTCACCTTCAACTAATGCATCGATATCTTCTTTGACATTAATTTCAGGCATCGAAATTTTAATTTTCTTTTTCTTCTTGCCGATAGCAGTAGAATCTCCTTCTGGCTTAGCATCGTCTGGTGTCTCTCCTCCCAAATCTTCTGCTTCGATAACTGCCATTAGGTCTTTGAACCGCTTGGATACATCTTCTTTTTTAAGTCCGTTGACTTTATCAAAAAGAGCAGAAACCATTGCAGATTTAGTAGTAGGAATCTTGAGCTCCTCTTTTTTGACTTGCTCTTCTTCCTCTTCCTCATCATCATCGTCATCATCATCCTCTTCCTCATCATCGTCTTCTTTGACTTTGGCTTTGGGTGCTTCTGCTACGACTTCTTGAGTTTCCTCTGTTTCTTCTTCTTCGATTTGTTCTGGAGCTTCAACAAGTTCTTCTTGCTCTGTTTGTTCCAGAATTTCTTCTTGAGTTGTTTTTTCCATAGAACTTGATACTCCTAATAGTTAATGGTATATTCTGTACTCATATACTTGTACTGTTAATATTTATAAAATCACAACTTTGACAATAAATTTTTAAACTCGTTTAATTTTACTTCCTCGAGCCGTTTGGAAGGAGCATATCGGATGTTATCCCTTGCTCTTTCAACATCTTGTGCCTTTAACAGTCCATTGTCCCAAACCCATTCTACACCTTCCATAATACCTTCAACGAAAGCATTAGGTGCGGATGGATCTGCAACAATATCTGCAGCTGTTGCAAGATAGAAGTCTGATTGCACAACTTGTGCATTTTTTTCGTCTGGTTTCAATGTTCCCATTCCTCTTGAAGAAACACCTAACCTTGCACCTTCATCAATCAAACTTTTGACAATTTGACCATTTGGTGTATTTAAAACTTTTGCACGACCAACAAAATTCTTACCTTCTTTTTTCAAATCGGTAATCATGTGCGATGCACGATCTAAATTTACAGTTGGGCCGTCTGGATGTCCTAATTCTCCAAATGCACGTTTTGGTTCAACGTACTCTCTGACATAACGATTTACTTCTTTTTCAAGGACAGGCAATGGATAAATTCTTCCATTTTTGTTTTTACGTTCTGATTGCATGAAAATACCCTCAATAAAATATTGTTTGGGTTTTCCCTCTGCTTCAACCAGTTCGTAATCTACTGTTTCTGTAAGTTCGCAAATTAGTTTCATTTTACCTACCTTACGTTATCGAATGCAAAATCCAAGATTTTCAAGAACGATTTTGTATCTTTGTTCATGTTATCTCGCATTTTTTTCTTGTTAGTACTATTTAGAGAATCTAATGTCTTTAATATAACAGATGCAGCATCTGGATCAATCGGTACGGATGTTCCAGATTTAAACTTTATATCTGCTTCTCTTTTCTTTTTAACGACTGCTCGTAATTGTTTTTCAACATCTTCTTCAAGAGGCTCTTTGGTTGTTTTACCTAATAGTATGTTTTCATCCTGAGTTACAGGAGTTTCTAAGATACCTCTGAGTTGTTTAAGTGTTTTCATTAAGTTCCAGAAGAAGCAATTTTAGTATATGTTCCGTTAGTTACATTTGCTTTTAAAAATTGATCAGAATCTTTATGTATTACTGTAACTGAAGCAGCAGGCACAGTAATAGAACCTACAGTAGTTCCGTCTGTTCCTCCCTCAGTACCATCAGAATCTATAACAGTTATGATTGAAATTGCTGATGCATAAACTGCAACCGCAGTTGCTTTGCTTAATCCTAAATTCGTAGCAGTTGTGGCAGTTTGTGCTGCTAAAAGTTTCATTGTACCTCCGTTGTTTCTGCTGGTGGTTCTTCGACTGTAGGTTCTTCTACTGAAGCCTCTACTGAAGGTTCTTCTATTTTATCGGCAAACATTTTAGCAGAAACTTCTTGTTTTCTTACATCAATAGAACTTGTTACTTTATCTGCAATAAGCGTATTAAATGCATCTGTAACCTTAATAGGTTTATCTTGCATCGAAAAGTCTACTATGTCAACCATTTTAAGTTCTCGTTGTGTTTCTTGTTCTGCCATTGTTATCTCCTAAAAATTATCTATTAATATTTATACAATTAAATAACTCTATATTAACCGAAATTCTTCTTTCTATAGTCCGAAATGTCAGTTAATTGAGTATTAGAGTCATTTTCCAAGTCAATTTTAGTCTCTTCACCATATCCACCTTCATCTTCACTGCCCTCAGCTTCCAATTCCTGAGCCATTTGTTTATCTTCCTGTTCTACTTCTTCTTCCGACTGATGTAAAATATTTGCTCTAAACCATTCTTTTGAATAGTATTTGCCTACCATATCTTCCATGTCTCTCGCAATAGTCATACGTTGTGTCATTATTTCGTGCATTTTTTGTTCTGCATAATAATGATCCGTATTAAATGTATAATGAACCTTATCCTTTATTCTTTCCCAATCATGTGCAGTCATGATATTTTTCAATATCAACTGTCTTTCCATAACATCACTAAACATGATGGAAAATCTTGTTTGCAACTTCTGAATGAATTTACTGAAAAGCAGCTCGTCCCTTGATATCTCACTTTCTCTCCCCAAAGAGAAACCAGAGTCGGCCTCTAGTCGAGATACAGGAACGTGCATTGCTTTGTAAAGTTTCTTCTGGAAGTATTCTACATCTTCCAGTTGTCCTAGATTTTCTCCGCCAGGAAG